GAAGGTGAAGAACCCACTGTGGAGCATGAGAAGACAGGTATCCCATTCAAATCAGCCAGCGGTCGTCCTGTGGTTCCCATCGTGCCGCTGTACTTCAGCCGTGACCCTGACACGCCGTTACGCGGTTATTCCCTTCTTTAGCGGTCCAAAGATCAGTTCACGGAAATCAACATTCTAAGGACGTATAATGCACAGGGCGTCCGCAGAATGGCCCGCCAGTGGTTGGTGAGAGCTGGCTTTCTAGCTGAAGATGCGGCCGCTAAGATAGCCCAAGGGCTTGACGGTGAAATGATTGAAATTGATCTTCAGCCCGGTTTCCCACTGGAAGGGAACATCATGAGCGTCCCACAAGCGCCCATTCCAGCTGACATCAGTCTGTATGCTGCCACAGTGGAAAACGATATCAGGGAAGCTGGACTTCTGGCGCCGTTCACGCGCGGCGAGGTAACCAAATCTACAGCCACTGAACAGCAGCTGCTGTCGTCTTACACGTCTTCAGAAATCGGAAGATATGCCAGGATTAGAGATGGGGTCATCACTGAAACCGCTAAGACATACAATGTTATGCTGTCAGTGGTTCTGGGCGATGACGCTGAACCGCTCGCCCTGCCCAATCCAGTGGGCCCCACCATCCTGTCAGCGTCTGACCTTGACGGTGATTTTCAATACTGGGCCGTTGACCCTGGTGGGACGCCCATCAGCACACTGGCAAAACAGCAGGCACTGGAACGGCTGGCTCCACTCCTGATTCAGCTGGGCGCCCCACCAGAAGACATTCTGAAAGAACTGGTCAGGACGTATCAGCTGCCTGAATCTTTCACCCAGCGGCCACCACCACCAGAACCTGAAGCGGCCGCTGAACCCACCCCAGACATGGTTCCACCACCAGAAGGACTACTGTAATGCCTTTGTACACCCCACCATCTGATATGCCTGAAGATTTGGCCGCTGTGGCCATGGATGCTGACGCTGTGATTGAAGACGAGTTGGCCCAGCTTATTCCAGCGCCTGATTCCCCATACAACTCCAAAGTGTTGACGGCTCTGGCAAAAGCCATCAGTTCAGCTGCTCAGGTCATGGGGTTGGATTTGGAGCCCATCACGTATTCAGAGCCTGAAATGCGTCTGGAACCTGAAGTGGTCCGTATGCTTGCCATGCTGGCTTCAGCTGCTGACGACTATGGCCAGCCCTTCCCAGTCATGCTGGAAGATATCAAAGGGGACCGTGAACTGACGGCCATCACAGCCCACCTTCTGAAGCTGGCCAAAGACAAGGGATTCAAAGAGTTTCTGGACATGCCTGCTGATGGTGAAGTGTCTGTGGAGATCACCGCTGGCCCTGCTGACATGGAAGTGGAAGAAGAGTTTGACTTTTCCAGCCGTATGCGTCCACGGCGTTAGTCATGGCCATTCTGACCATCCGTCAGCGCCTGCTTTCCATGTTCGGAATGAAACGGCCCCAGACCGTCATTCCACGGACACGTCAGCAGGCATACTATCGCGCCTATCAGGGTGGTACTGAATCCAGTCTGGTGGACGCGATACAGCGCCGTCAGCCCGTGACATTCTTCTATGACGACAAATGGCAACCTGACGGCGTACCCGGAAAAGTGGGCCAGCGTGTGGGGAATCCACATGCCATCTGGATAGGTCCGAACGGGACCAAATACCTTCACCTGTATGTTGACCCACAGTCAGCCAGCGCCACAGGTGACTTACCCGGCTGGCGCACATTCATTCTGTCCAGAATCAAAAACGTCAGTGTATTGGAACTGGGGTCAGCCCTATTTGGGCGCCCAGTCCGTTTTGTCTTAGCGCCAGGGTGGAACCCAGCCTGGTATTCACAAGTGGGACAACCCATCAAACTCATTCAAAGATGAAAGGGAGTCTGAATGACCACCCCAGCCCATCAAAGCACGGCTGAAGCCGTTCTGGCTGAAATGACAGCCGCCACAGAAGAAGCCGCCACTGAAGCCCAGCTGGCCAGCGGTGAAGAAGCCACAGAAGCCACAGGTGAAGTGGAAGTGGAAGAAGCCACTGACGGTGAACAGCCCAGAACGCGTTCACTGTCATGGGAAGACGCCATTAAAGCAGTACCGCCAGACATTGCCCGTCTGATGCGTCAGATGCAGGGTGACTATACACGGAAGACACAGGAACTGTCTGAACAGCGCCGTGACTTTATCCGTGAAAGGGAAGCCCTTCTGAAAGGTTCAGCCACCCTGAAGACTGATACTGAACTTCCTGAATATGACCCCTTCAATGAACAAAGCATTCAGGCGCGTATTGAACAGGAAGTCAGCCGACGTCTTAGGGAAGTATTAGAGCCCATGGAAGCTGAGTATAGGGCCATGGCTGCTGAAGATGACTATCAGTCATTCCTGAACGCCCATCCTGATTTCAAAGATGACAATGAACTACGCTCAGAAGTTCAGCATCTTCTGGAAGGGAATGAAAGTCTGGACTTGGAAACAGCATACTGGGCAGCAAAAGGTAAACAGTCCAGAATCCAGAAGGAAGCTGAACGCCGTTCCACACGGGCCAGAAAGCAAGCCCAGCGTCAAGCCGCTGGCGTGGTAGCCCCACCCAGAAAGGGTGGCCAGCCCACACGCCCCACGTCCAAAGACCTGAAGAATATGACAGCCGCTGACATTCTGGCGGCTGCTAAAGCCCTGACACGTCAGTGATAATGTGGTATCAGTGGTGTAATGGCCACCCCAGAAGGGAGCCACCACCATGGAAGTCACCGCTGACCACTCCACAGACAAAGAATCAAAACTGAATCCCATTCATTATGGAGTGTGACACATGGCACCACAGTCAGTCATTAGCACCACTCTCCAGCTTCTCCGTGACAAGCTGGTAGACAATAGCTACCTTTCCCACCCACTTTTCCGCGCAATTGAACAGGCTGGAAACCTTGTCAAGGTTTCTGGTGGTTTGCGTGTGGAACAGCCCGTCATCTTTGGCGACCACAGCAGCATCACTGAACTGTCCAACGGATTTGAACCAGTGAACATGGCTGTGACGGACCCCTTCCAGTCAGCCAAATATGAATACAGCAACTTCACCCAGCCCATTATTCTGTCAGCCGTCGAAAAGGCAGCTAACAAGGGTGATCTGGCCGTCATCAACATCCTAGAAAGTAAGATGCGCAACGTTATGCTGTCGCTGAAAAAAGAAGTCAGCCGCCAGGTTATCGTGGGTGATTCCAGCCGCATTTCCACTTTCCAGACCCTGAATGGAAATGGAACCAACGTGTCAGCCATCAACACCACTGGCTGGCTTGAAGGTGACGCCACCCAGACCAACACCGTGGGCGGTCTGGCAAAGACTACCTATGCTGCCCAGAACTGGTTTAACCAGCATGTGGACAGTCTGGGGAACATGTCTTTGGCCCATCTGGATGAACTGTTCATTCAAAGCCAAATCCGTAGCCCTGACGGTTCCTTTCCAGACATTCTGCTGATGTCTCCTAACTGCTTTGCAAAGTTCCAGTCTTTGCAACAGTCTACGGTCCGTTACGTGTCTTCCGGTGATAGGGACGGTTTGAACCGTGATATGGTCGGCATGTGGCGTGGCGCTTCCATCTTTGTAGAGCCTAACCTGGGCTTCACTGCAAATGCAGGTTCCGCAATGGGCGCAAAGCCTGTTTCAGCCTACGCTTTGAACAGCTCACAGTTCCAGCTTTACTGTGATACTGACGGGTTCTTCAATGTCGGCGATCTCATGCCTGTTCCGGGTACTGCTACTGAAGCGGCCATGGTCTTTTGTCGTATGCAGCTGGTCACTGGTCACCTTGCATCCCACGGCGTCTTGATTGACGCTGAAGCATAGGAGTTAGAACAATGGCAACATCAACACTGATTCAGTTTCTGTCTTCTGGTGAAGGCGCTGACACCAGCAACCGCTCCCAGACTGAAACCTTCTTTGCAGCTGGCGCTATCGCTGCTGGTGACTGGGTGGCTTTGGACGTCAGCAAAACAGGCGCTGACAAAGCCCTGAACGTTATCGCCACCCCAGCCGCTGCTGGCGCTGGAAACGTGGTGGGCGTAGCCCTTGACAACGCCAGCGCTGGTGGTCAGGTCCGCGTCACTGTGGCTGGCT